ACCCTGGCGATCGCTGTGCCGGGCCGTGGCAAGCTGGTGAACGAGTGCGTTCAGGATCTCCGCGACGAGGCCGCCCGCTGTGAGGGCCGGGCGGCACTGATCCGAATCCTCATCACCAAAGCGACAGGAGGGAACTGAACGTGAACAAGATCGACACCGGCGGATCTGCTTTCCCCGGCACCACCGGGAACGAATCGAGCGGCGTGTACCTGGCCAACAAGGGCATGGCCCTCCGCGACTACCACGCCGCGGCGGCGCTCACCGGCCTGCTCGCCCGCAAGGTGACCGGCCCGGCCGCGGACCTCGCCGCCCAAGCCTACGAACTGGCCGACGCCCTGATCGCCGGCCGCAACCTCCCCGCGGCGAGCGAGCGGGAGAACCTGCTCGGGGTGATCGCCTCCCTCAGCACCGAGGCCGCGACTGCCGCCAGTGCGGTTCCCGACGACCAGTTGCGGGCGGTGCTTTTGGAGATCAACCGTCTCGGGAACGCCGCCATCCGCGAAGCCCGCGGCATGTAGCCGAACCGCAGTCCGACCAAAAAGTGCTAGACCTAGCACCCCTCTGATCGGGAGGGGTGCTAGGTCTAGCACTTTCCCGTTCATTCCGTTCCGCCGCCCCTCCCACGTTCAGAACTCCCGCGTCATAGTGCCGAGACACCACCCGTCTCCCGCACCGGACGCTGCCCGTGGCCACCCCCACCACCGACGAACAGCTCGACGCGATCGCCGAGGACGTGGCGAATGGCGTCCGCTCCGTCACTGACGGCCAGCAGACCACCACGCTCGAATCGCCGACGGAGCGGATCGAGGCCGCGGAGAAGATCCGCAAGGCCCGCGCCGCCCGCCGCGGCGTCAACGGCATGCTGCGGGTATCGCGTGCGGTCCCGCCGGGGGCCGGTCCACAATGACCATCGGCCCCGTCACCATCTCCTGCCCCATCTACTTGCCGCCGAAACCGGCAACCCGCTCGAAAACGCACAAGCGGTCAGTCGCTTCGATCGTCCGCCGCACGGCGGGATACGACGCGGCCGAGACGGGGCCGGGCAACCGCAACCACTGGGCGAACGCCGACGACCTCGGCCCGAACGCCGAGGCTGATCCGGAGGTGCGACGCACCCTGCGGAAGCGTGCCCGGTACGAGCGGAACAACGACCCGCACATGGACGGGCTGGTGAAACAGCTCGCCAACGACCTGATCGGGACCGGCCCGCGGCTTCAACTGCTGCTCGACGAGCGGCACGAGGACGCGGCCCGCCAGGTGGAGCGGAGTTTCGCCGACTGGTGCCGGGCGGTCGGGTACGCCGACAAGCTGCGGGTGATGCACGAGGTGCGGCCGACCGACGGCGAGAGCTTCGGCCTGTTGGTCACCAACCCGCTCGTCGCCAACCCGGTCAAACTCGACCTGCGGGTGCTCGAAGCGGACGAGGTGGACACGCCGTACCACGAGCTGTTCCGCAAGCCGAACTCGGTCAGCGGGATCGAGTTCGACGCGGACGGCAACCCGGCGTGGTACCACGTGCTCAAGCGGCACCCCGGCGAGACCAACTACTGGACCCGGCAGGGCGAGTACGAGCGGGTCGCCGCCCGCAACGTCGTCCACTGGTTCCGCCCCCGACGCCCGCGGCAGGCCCGCGGCATCTGCGAGTTCGCGTCGGCCCTCCCGGGCGGCTCGCAGACCCGGCGGTACAGCGCCGCCGTGCTGTCGTCCGCGGAGTACGCGGCCAGCGTGAACGCGATCCTAACGAGCGACGCCCCGCCCCCCGACCCGGGCGCCGACGACGAGGACACGCCAGACCGGGACACCACCGAGTGGGCTGAGACCAAGTACACCCGCGACACGCTGCTCATGGCGCCGGGCGGGATGAAGGTTCACCAGTTGGAGGCGGAGCAGCCGACCGGCAGTTACGTCGAGTTCGTCACCTCGAAGCGGGGGGAGATGGGTCGGCCGGTGCTCGCGCCACTCAACCTGGTGACCGGCGACAGCTCCAGCTTCAACTTCGCCTCCGGGCGACTGGACCACCTGCCGTACCAGAACGGGGCGTGGATCGAGCGGGACCGCCTGCGGAGTCGGGTGCTCGATCGCGTGTTCCTGGCGTGGTACGCCGAGGCCGCACTCGTCGGCCTGATCCCGGACGGCCTGCCGGCGGTGAACGAGTGGGCGTGGGACTGGCAGTGGGACGCCTTCCCGCAGCTCGACCCGGTGAAGGAGACGGACGCGGCCGAGAAGCGGCTGGCCCTCAACCTGTCCACGCTCGCGGAAGAGAGCGCCGCCCGCGGGACGAACTGGCGGGACAACCTGAAGCAGCGGGCGAAGGAGCTGGCGGCGTGGCGGGACGAGCTGGCGAAGTTCGGCCTGACCGTCACCGTCGCCCCACCGGCCGCCACCAGCCCGGCCGTGACCGGCGAGGGTGTTGATGATGTTTGACCCGCTCCCGCCCGTCCGCCCCGCCCTCCTGTCCGACTACGTCGGCCTGTGGGCCATGTCGTTCGACCACGCGGCGGCTTTGGCCGCCGCCCTCAACCGGTGCGACCTGGTGGCCCTGTCCGCCCGCGCGACCGCCTCGCCGCCGGCGGCCGAGATGGTGGCGACCAAGGGCGACAGGCGGGTGGCGGTCGTGCGGATCGTCGGCCCGATGATGAAGGGCCAGAGCTGGTTCGGGGGCACGTCCACCATCCAGACGCGGCGGGAGGTGCGCGCCGCCGCCGCCGACCCGAACGTGTCGGGCATCCTGCTGGCGATCGACTCGCCGGGCGGGACCGTCTACGGCACCGCCGACCTGGCCGCCGAGGTGAAGGCCGCCCGCCGCCGGAAGCCGGTGTGGGCGCACATCGACGACCTGGCGGCGAGCGCGGCCTACTGGGTCGCCAGCCAGGCGGACCAGGTGTACGCGAACCAGGCGATGGCCGACGTGGGCAACGTGGGCACCGTGGGTACCGTGCTGGACGACAGCAAGGCGATGGAGGCGAAGGGGGTCAAGGTCCACGTGTTCACCACCGGCCCGTTCAAGCGGGTGGGGTGGGGGAATCCGATCACGGACGAGCAGTCCGCTTACCTACAGGCCCTGGTGGACGAGTCGCAGGCCCACTTCGACGCGGCGGTGAAGTCCGCCCGTCACCTGTCGGCCGAGCAGATGAGAGAGGTGAGAACGGGGGCGGTGTTCAGCGCCTCGCGGGCCAAAGAGTTGAAGCTGATCGACGGCATCCGGCCAATGGAAACCACCCTGGCGGCGCTCGCCGACGCCCGGTAACCACGAGGGACGAGCGATGAACTTCGAACAGTGGCTGTCGGCCAAGGGGATCAACCCGGAAGGGCTGAGTGCGGTCGTCGTCGCCACGCTCCAGGCGTCGTGGCGGGCGGAGCAGAATCCGCCCTCGCCACCGCCCGTGCCGAACCCGCCGACACCCGCACCGCCGGTGGTCGCCAAGTCCACCTTCGACGAGAAGATGGCGGCGATCGAGGCCGAGAACGCCCGCATCGAGTACATCCGCTCCGCCACCACGCGGGCGATGGAGGCGAACCTCGGCAACGTCGAAAAGTGCAAGCAACTCCGCGAGATGTGCGACGCGGCGGTCCTCGACAAGAAAGTGGACCGGCGGGATTTCGAGCTGGCACTGACTCGGATGGATCGGGCGATCGGGCCGATCATCTCCGTCCCACAACAGGCGATGGTGACCGAGGAGGTGCTAGAGGCCGCCGTGTGCATGACGCACAAGCTGAAGGGGGTCGAGAGGAATTATTCCGACCAGGTCCTCCAGGCGGCCCACACGAAGTTCCGCGGCCGGATCATGCTGAGCCAACTGCTGGCGATCGCCGCCGAGCGGAACAGCGGCTACCGCGACTCGTCGGCCGACCGGGAGGCGGTGTGGCGGGCCGCCATGCGGCCGACCGACCGCGACCGGGACGGCGGGTACGCGGCGTTCGTGGCCGGCGGGGTCGGCCCGTCCACCGTCAGCGTGCCGGGCATCCTGTCGAACGCCGGCAACAAGTTCCTCGCCGCCGGCTTCCTGTACACCGAGCAGTCCTGGCGGCGGATCGCCCGCGTCAAGCCGGCGAACGACTACAAGCAGATGACCACCTACCGGCTGACCGGGGCGAACAAGTTCGAGAAGGTGAACCCGGGCGGGGAGATCAAGCACGGGACGCTGGGCGAGTTGACGTACACGAACCAGGCCGGCATCTACGGCAAGATGCTCGGGCTGGACGAGCGGGACATCCGCAACGACGACCTGAACGCCTTCACCGGGGCGGCGGACGAACTCGGCCGCGGGGCCGGCGACTCGCTGAACGAGGTGTTCTGGACGGAGTGGCTGGACGACGCCACCTTCTTCCCGACGGACAAGAGCCTGAACAACTACGACGACGGGGCCACCGACTCGGTGCTCTCGCTCGCCGGCCTGGAGAACGCGGACAACATCTTCGCCTCCCAGACCAAGCCGGACGGCACCCCGCTCGGCATCGACCCGGCCATCCTGCTGGTGCCGCGGGCGCTGCGGGCGACGGCCCGCAACCTGATGGCCGACGCGGACACCGACGCCGCCAAGTCCACCGCCACCAACACGCTGAAGAACCCGTTCTCCGGCATGTTCGAGGTGGTGGACTCCAAGTACCTCCAGTCCACCGCCATCAGCGGCTACTCGGCCACCGGCTGGTACCTGCTCGCCGACCCGATGAACGTCGCCGCCATCGAGGTGGTGTTCCTCGACGGGGTGGAGACGCCGATCATCGAGGTGGACGACTTCCCCTTCAACCGCCTCGGCCTCGCCATGCGGGGCGTCATGCGGTGGGGGTGCAACAAGCAGGAGTACCGCGCCGGCGTGAAGCTGAAGGGCGCGGCGTAACGGCACTTTCGACCCGCCGGTGCACCGGCGGGTTTTCCCACCAACCGACCACACGGTGAGCGATGAGCAGCGTTCGACTGAAGAGGCCGCGGAACGGGGCGAAGGCCGGGGACGTCGTGTCGGTGCCGTTCGCGGTGGGCAAGGAGCTGGTGGCGAAGGGCGAGGCCGAGTACCCGACGCCGAACCCGCCGACGCCCGCCGCGCAGCCGTCCGAGCTGGCGGCGGCCCGCCAGCGGATCAACGACCTGGTGAACGAGAACATCGGCCTACGGCAGCGACTGGACGCCGCGGAGAGGGAGGTCGCCGGACTGACCGAGGAGAAGAAGAACAGCAAGCGACAGACCCCGCCGCCAGTGACCGAAGCAGACCCCTCCGAACCGGGAGGCGAAGGCGACGGCAAGACTGATGACCTCGACTCACTCACGGTCGCCGACCTGAAAGGGGTCGCCGCCGCCGAGGGCGTCGCCCTCACCAGTCAGCGGCGGGCGGACATCATTACGGCGATCCGCACCGCCCGCGAGCAGTCGGCCGACGTCGACACCGAACCGACCGAGTGAACCACCGCGGGCATGCCCCGCTGACGACTCATTCACGCCGGGGCTTCGGCCCCCGAGGGCACCACAATGGCCGAAGCGCAATACGTGCAGGACGGCGAGCTGATCGACTGGACGGCGGACGCCGCGTACTCGTCCGGCGACGTGATCCAACTCCGCGACGGGCGGGCGGGGGTCGTGTCGGTGGACGTGGCCAGCGGTGACACCGTCGGCGTGTACGTGAAGGGCATCTTCAAGGTGGCCAAGACCACCAGCATGCAGGTGCTCCCGAGCAGCAAGCTGTTCTGGGACCACAGCGCGAACAAGGCCCACCTGCTGCACCGCAACGACCGCGACTTTTACTTCGGCTGCGCGGTGGAGGACGCGACCGCTTCCGGCACGACGGTCAAAGCGAACCTGAACGTCCAGCCGGTGTTCACCGTCGGGTTCGAACACGGGTTCCAGTCGATCCGCGTGCAGACGGCCGGGTTCGTGTCGGCTTGCGGGGCCGGGCGCGAGGGGGTGAACCTGGAGTTCTCGGCCACCGCCGAGGCGCAGAAGGCCGACGCCCTCACCAAGCGGGGGTTCCTGGCCGGGGCGAGCGGGGCGGAGGCGATCGGCCACTTCCTCGTGTGCGTGAACACCAACGGCGACGCCGCCGCCCTCGACTTCAACGTCGGGATCGCAAACGGGACGCACGCCACCGACGCCGACTCCATCACCGAGTCGTTGTTCCTGCACATCGACGGGGCGAGCACCAACATCTACTTCGAGTCGGACGACGGCACCACCGAGGTGGCGGCCACCGACTCGACGGTGGACTTCACCGCCGGCACGCCGTTCCTCGTGCAGTTCGACCTCCGCGACCTGACCGACATCCAGGTGTACGTGGACGGGGTGAACGTGCTGCCCGCGAGCGCGTTCAGGCTGAACGCGGCAACCGGCCCGCTGTACGCCCTGGCCCACGTGGAGAAGACGGCCGACGACTCGCCGGGCAACTTCAGCGTGCTGTACGGCGGGATCTGCTCCGCCCAGGTGTGACCGGCTTCCCCTCTCCCCTGACGGGAGGGGGTGATTCTTGCGGGCTTGTCCGGCGACCGACCGGGGCACGAAAGATGAGCGACGGCACGACCGAGTACAAGCGGACGGTGATGCTCGGGGTGCCGTGCTACGGCGGCCTCACGCAAGGGTCGGCGATGGGGGCGTGCTTCTCGTCGGGCCGGAAGGCCGACACGAAGGTGCTGGTGCGGATGGTCAGCCACTCGCTCCTGGCCCACGGGTTCAACCAACTGTGGTGCCTGGCGCTCAACGAAGCGGTCGAGAAGGGCCTCACGCACTTCGCCATGATCCACGCCGACATCGAACCGCCTCCCGGCTGGCTCGACGCGATGATCGACGAGTTGGAGGCGAAGCGGCTGGACGTGCTGTCGGCGGCCGTGCCGCTCAAAGACCCCCGCGGGCTGACGAGCACCGCCCTGGTGAGCGGCGACGGCGACCCGTGGCAGGTGCATTGTCGCCTGTCGCTGGCCGAGGTCCACCGCCTGCCCGAGACGTTCACCCCCGCCGACGTGGGCGGGCGGAAGCTGCTGCTGAACACCGGCCTGTGGGTGTGCCGGTTCGATCTGAAGTGGGCCGAGTTGGTTCACTTCACGATCAACGACCGGATCGTTCGCGGTGCCGACGGCAAGTACGCGGCCGAGGTGGACAGCGAGGACTGGGACATGTCCCGGAAGCTGAACGCCCTCGGCCTGAAGCTCGGCTGCACGCGAAAGATACCCGTCGATCATCGGGGCCAGTTCGTGTTCAGCAACGCCGCCCCGTGGGGGGCATGGGCGTTCGACCACATGCGGCTGGATGAGTCCGCCGTACCAGCAGAGGGCAACCCGTGAAGTACCGAGTGGACAGGGCGTTCGCGTGGGGCACGTTCGCCATCGCCCCGGCCGGCAGCGGTCAGCCGGCCAAGGTGGTGGACGCCGCCGACCTGAAGGACGCCGACGGCCAGCCGCTGCCGGGCGACGTGATCCAACTCCAGGTGCGGCGAAAGGTGCTCGTCCCGCTGGACGCCGACACCCCGCGCGAGGCGGCGAAGGCGGCCGGCAAGGCCCACCCGAAGGAGTGACATGGCCGGCGAGAACATCCACGCCCGCGGGCAGCGGGTGTTGAACCGGGGGCGGAACAGCACCGCCGTGTCCGGCGTGAGCGTGCTGTACACCCGCGGGGCGACCACCGTGCCGCTCGTCGCCACCCCGCTCACCCCGGACGCCGACGCGAACACGCAGCCGTCCCCCACCGGCCGGAACGCGGACAAGGAACGGTTCTACTCCGTCGTGCTGGCCGACCTGACGTCGGCGGGCTTCGGCGAGCCTCAGGAGGGCGACCGGATCACGGAGGTGCTCGGCGGGGTGGCGTGCGTGTTCGAGGTGACCCCGCGGCGGACGGAACAGGCCGAGCAGTGGAACACGCAGCGGGACCGCGTCCGCGTCCGCTGCATCCCGAGGAGGCTGAGCTGATGGCCTTCGCCCGCGCCGACGACCTGTGCGACCTGGCCAAGACCGTCATCGAGACGGCGGCGGCGGTGCCCGCGAACGAGATCCCCGGAACTGTCGTCACCGTCACGTGCGAGGACGACGCGGACATCGACACCAGTGAGATGACGCCCGGTCAGATGAAGGTGTACGTCGGCTGGGAGATGTACGAGGACGCCGGGCCGGCCAGCCGGAAAGAGGACACGACCGACTACACGCTCGTCTTCATCGTGGTGGAGGTGACGTCGGACGCGGGCAAGGTCGCGCGGGACTGGCGGAAGCTGCGGACGGCGTGGGTCCAGAAGTGCATCGTGGACGCCCTGGGCGACGCCCGGCAGGCCAAGCGGCTGGACGGGGCGTTCGCCCTGCGACTGGACCGCATCGCCCACGACCTGGAGGAGTTGACCGAGCGGAAGGCGTTCTGGTGCGGGGTGGCGATCACCCTGCGGGACATCCGGCCGAAGGCGGTGTGACGTGGCCCTCGGCAACCCGCTCGGCGGCCTCGGCACCCGCTCCCTCGGCCGGATCAAGAACCTGTTCTGGGACCGGCCGGCGGTCATGCGGGCGGCCGGGCGTGCCCAGGCGAACGCGCAGCGGCGGTACGGCGGGTACCTGCGGCGGGTGGCCCAGACGAGCATGCGGTACCGCAAGGGGGTCAGCCCGCCGGGTCAACCGCCGAGCGCCCACAAGGACAAGAGGTTGGCCGGGCTGAAGAAGCTGAAGCGGTCGAAGCACAACGGGGCGCTGCTGCGGGAGTTCCTGTTCAGCGTCCGCGACCCGGCGGCCGGCAGCACGGTGGTCGGGGCGATGGGGTTCAAGGGCAAGGGGCAGCCGGTGCCCAGCCTGCAAGAGCACGGCGGCACCAGGACGGCGTACTCGGGCGAGACGATGGCCGTCAAGAACCCGGCCGGGCGGGACGAGAGGGGCCGGTTCTACAGCCGCGGGGTGCAACTGGT